AATGATTAATAAAAAAATGCAGGAAGATATTAATCATCTTCCTGCATTATTTTTTCAAACTTTATATCGTCTTCAAGCAACTCCAGTATTAGAGCGTTCAGACTCTTTCCTTTTTTCTCTGCATGAGCTTTGTATATGTCCCTTTTTCCTTTAGGCATTCTTAATGATACTTGGTCATATGCTTTTGAAATATATTTGCTTGTAGCTTTTTGTTGTGCCTTGCTTATCATTTTATCACCTCTTTGGATTATATTATATCATATTTTTATAATGCTATCAATATACAATTTCAATATATATTGCTAGCAAAATTTGTGCAATTTATCTATTGATATAATGCTAGCAATATGTTATAATATATATAGTGAAAGAGATAAAGGTAACTTTCACAGCGGAGGAAATTGAAAGGAGTGAGGATAATGCAGAACATGCCTACAGCTACAGAACTTGCGATAAAGTATGCAAAGCGTGAACAGCTTAGAATTATAATAGACAAGGCTCAGAATATTCATGCTGATTGCGAATATGAGGCTTTATCAAAGCTGATTAACGAACTCAAACAAATGCTTGAAGAAGCATAAAAAAATGTAGTCGGCAATCCGTCAAAATACACCGACTACATATTCACACACAAACTCGGATAACCTCCGCTTTGTAAATCCGAGTATAACACAAATTTTACTAAATGTCAAGTTGAAAGGATTGTTGAAAATGACTATTTCAAACTACTATGTTCGTGAGTATCTTCACCTTTATCATGAATATCGTAAGGTAATTAATATATTTGATGCTTTTCTTTTGTATGGGAAAATAGAATACACTCTCGGTGAGTTGCGGAGAGATTTTTCACTTGACTATCAATTTCACTGTGCCCTTCATGATAGGCTCTTTAATCTTTCCTGTCGTACTTGCGGAAAGTTCGGCAAACTTAATTCTCAGAATGATTTCTGATTATTATTCGTGTAAATAAAATAAAGAGAAGCCTTTTTTTCAAGACTTCTCTTTGCTGGTTGCGGGAGCTGGATTTGAACCAACGACCTTCGGGTTATGAGCCCGACGAGCTACCGAACTGCTCCATCCCGCGATATTCTACTGCTTTTTCACTGCTCTCTCCTGAGTGCTTATTTATTATATCACAAATGAATGTGAATGTCAATACCTTTTTTGCAATTTTTTTATTTTGACTGAAAACTCTTGACTATTGTATCCAAATCGGGTATAATATATACGATATCGGGGTGTGGCGCAGATTGGTAGCGCGCTACCTTGGGGTGGTAGAGGTCGTCGGTTCAAATCCGGTCACTCCGACCAATATGTAAAAAACGGCTTTCCGCTATTGTGGAAAGCCGTTTTTTTAGTTGAATAGTGCTAAAGATTTTCAAGTGCAATAATTTTTTCATGTAATTCAGAAGCAAAGTTTTCAAGAGCAGACTTCGTCCAAATTAAAGACGATGATTTTCTTTTGATTAAACCAAGAGTATAGCTATAAGCCGATTTATAAATATCATATTCAGATATAGCAGTAAGATTAATCAAGCCTTTTTCATAGTACGAATCCATTGCAAACATAAGCTGAAAGCATATCCTACTTAGCATTTCTTCTCTTTCGTTTGCAATAACATCATTAGCGTTGTTTTCTAAAATAAGACATTCCTTTACCCATTTTGCATTATAAACACGATACGCAAAAGCAAGAATATAATAATTATCAATAGTTTCAAGTTTATCCATTTCAATTAACCTTTCAACCACAAGTAAATATTAATCATCATAACAAGGTACAGAACAATTATCACAAACAGGAGAATCAGTAAGATAAAATATACATTCCTCACAGTGGGCATAACAACAACAGTTATCATAATCGCATAACTTATTGGCACATTCGCCATGGTCGGTATTTTCTTTACACCAAAAATTAAACTCTTTCATTTTAAAAACTCCTTTATTATTCAAATTTGAGATTATTCACAGCTTTGCACATTTGGTTGAAATTGCTATGTACATAACGCTGGGTAGTTGTTATATCAACGTGTCCGAGCAATGCTCTGAGAGTTTCGATATCTGCACCACACTGAATAAGATACGTTGCATAGCTATGTCTAAGCTTGTGCGGGGTGAGATACTGTAAATCAGGGTACTTTGTTTTCTGTTGTTCATAGAACGCTCTGTAAAGCCTGTTATAACGTCTAAGGGATATAACTGTATGAGTTATAGGCGAAACGAACAGAAAGCCGTTTGAGACGTCCTGAGAGCGTATCTGATTAAGAATAGCTATTGCATTACTATGCAAGGGGATAAGCCTATCACGGCGAGATTTTGTGGTCTGTACAATCCTATCACCGCATGAAGTATGTACGAG